TTTACCGTTCCAGCGTCTACTGTAAATAATGCGATATTTCAACACTTTTACCAGTCGGACGTAGATTCTACTATTGACCATAATATAAGACGTTCTGCGTTAATAGAAATTGATTTAACGACATTTAGACGAGGCAAAATTCAGATTGAAAAGGCGAATGTAAAAAACGGACAACCTGAAAACTACCAATTAACATTTTACGGTGAAATAAGAACCTTAAAAGATTTGTTTGGTGAAGACAAATTAAACAACTTAGATTTTACTGATTTAGAATTTGCTTATACTGGAACTCAAATATATAATAGAATAACGGACTTAACAACAGATTACGATGTTCGCTATCCTTTAATTGCAAGTAATAGGTTATGGACGTACCACCACGGGAGCGAAGATATTACGCAAAACGCACACGCAATACAATACGATGAGTTATTTCCAGCGGTAAAAGTACGTGAAGTATTTAGAGCAATCGAGCAAGAATACAATGTTACATTTACTGGAACTTTCATTAGTGACCCAAGGTTTAACAACGTCTTTTTGTATGGTAAAAACACGAATGAATATAGTTTTATAACAGCTACAATAGATTTAGACTTTAGTTCAAAGATAAACAACAACGATGTTAACTGGTCAAACATAAGCACGTCAAACGCTGAAGACTTCGTAGACTTAGCAACCAATACTATTAATGTTAAAAACTTTGACAACCAAGTAAACAAGCATAAAATAGAAATTAATATTACTTCAAAAAGTGCTTCAGGAACTTTATATATAGACGTTTACCAAGACGGTAATTATTATCAAACATTACAAACAACCACGACTGGTAACGTAGGAAACGGAATAACATTTTTAAATACAAGTGGATTAGACACTAATTTACAATTTCAGTTTAAAGCGACTAATTCAATGAATATAGAAGCTGTTGTTACTTATACTGCAAGTGGTGTATATTACGACTTTGTAACACCCGCTGTTTATAACGTAGAATCAATTTGTACTATTCAAACAAACACAACTGTTTTAGCTGGTAACGTAAGTATAAATTCTACGATTCCAGATATGAAAGTAGCGGATTTCTTCGCTGGTGTACTAAAAGAATTTAATTGTACGTGTGTAGCAACTGACGTAGATACATTTGAAATACTACCTTTAGAAGACTGGTATGGACAAGGTGCAATTGTAGACGTAACAGAATATACTGATATTGATTCAATAGACATTGAAAGAATTAAGTTATATAAAAAGATAGCGTTAAAATACCAACAATCTGAAAGTTTCGTTAACCGTAATTTCTTTAAGTTGTCGAATAAAGAATACGGAGATATGGAATATCAATTTGCGTACGATGGCGACGAATATACCATAGAATCTCCTTTTGAAAATTTATTATTTACACGTTCAATAGACAACTCAAATAATTACGCAATATTAGGATATTGTTTAAACGAAAGTTATAATGCTTACACACCTAAACCGATGCTGCTTTATTTGTATGGCGAAAGTAATGATTTAAGTTCACACCCTATTAGATTCTACGACGGAACTACGCACCAAGACATAGATTCATATGCACAATTTGGACAAGACTTTACTTATCAAAACGAAAAATATAGTTTAAATTTTGGTGCTGAAAATTCAGTAATTCATTTAGAAACAATTCAACAAGGATTATACGCACAATATTATTATCCTTACTTACTTAACTTGTTTAACTTAAAAAATAGATTAATTCACGTAAAGACGAATTTACCTATTTCACTACTAACAAACCTAAAGTTAAACGATAGAATAATAATACGAGATAAAAGATACATTATAAACGAAATGAAAAGCAACCTAACAACGGGTGAAGTAAATTTTAGTTTATACTTAGATTTCAGATTATTTGAAGGTAACCAAATATTAACGCCAGATAAAGAAGCACAATGTTTAGACATTCCAATAAGAATGATTAATGGAGCAATACAAGCTGAAATAACAACGGATTTTGCGGGCGTTACTATTACACCTGATACAATTTATATTTCGGAAACAGTAGAAGTTTGTATTCCAGCTAACCCTAATTCACCTTCTTATTTATTAGCTGAAAATTCAAATATATTAACTACTGAAGAATGGCAAAACTTTATCACTGAAGAATCCAGTATTCAAGTAATAGTATTAACTGTTACATATACATTTAGTGACCGTTCAACGACAACACAATTAATAACAATATTACAACAATGATAGAATTAATTTTAGATTTATTAAAAACAGATAATTTTTACGGTGTAAGTGAAATTGTAGATGTTGCGAAAGGAAAACACGAATTAACTGGAAACATTAAAAAGATTTATAAACAAGAAATACGTAAAGAGACATGGCGGAAAAAAGAACGATTGAATTAGAAATACAAGACAATAGTAAATCTTTAAAACAACAGTATAGAGAAGCCGTAAAAGAACTTCAGGCTGTTTCCGAACAATACGGTAATACTTCAAAAGAAGCCGCTGCTGCTGCTCAAAAAGCCGCTGAATTAAAAGACCAAATAGCATTTAGTAAAGATTTAGTAGAAGGTTTTAATCCAGACGCTAAATTTAAAGCTGTTGAAGGTGCTATTAATGGCGTATTAAACGGTTTTCAGGCGTTTGAAGGTGGACTTGCTTTAGTAGGTGTTGAAAGTGATGACTTACAAAAAACAATGGTTCGTTTACAAGGTGTTATGGCTTTAACACAAGGTATAAACGGTGTATTAGAAGCTGGAGATGCTTTTGACGTTTTAAAAACCAAAATAAAAGATACTGCAATAAGTCAAAGTTTATTAACAGTTGCAACTACTGTTTATAACACTGTTGTTGGTACTACGACTGGTGGCATGAAGGCATTACGAATTGCTATGTTATCCACTGGTATTGGTGCTTTAGTTGTTGGAATAGGTTTATTAATAGCAAATTTCGATAAAGTAATTGCATTATTTCAACCAATAATTGACGGTTTTAAAGCAATAGGTGATTTTATAGGAATTACAGACTTTGCCGCTGAAGAAAAAGCTAAGAATGACGCTAAAAGAACAGAAGAAGAATTAAAACGAATGGAATCCGTTCGTAAAACACGTGAAAAGAATTTTAATAACGAACAATCTGCATACGATAGAGAAATAAAACTTCAACAAGCATTAGGTAAAAGTACTTTAGAACTTCAAAAAGCTAAAATTAATGCTTCTATAAAATACCAAGAAGTAAAAAAGAAAGAATTAGAACAAGACATAGCAGCGTTTAAAATAGCTCAACAGTTTTTGGGCGCTTTAGGTGAATCGTTAATTGGTGAAGACATAGCTAAAATGGAGGCTAAAATTAATGAACTTACAAACAGTATTGAAGACCAAAAGACGGAATTACAAATATTAGATATTGAAGCTAAAAAAGCAGCCACTACTACAACAACTACTACAACAACAACTTCTGGCGGTGGTGGTGGTGGTGGTGGTACTCAAAAAACCGACATAGATATTACACGTAGAGTAGAAGACGAAAAATTACGAATAAAAGACGAAAGCCGCCAAAAAGAATTAGACGCGTTAGACTTACAATATAAACGTAAAAAAGAAGATGCCGAAAAGGAACTAAAAGACGATAAAGATAAATTATCAAAATTAGCTGCATTAAATGCGCAAGCCGTTGAAAGTAAAAAAGTAGACGAACAAAGGATTAACGACAAGTACGATAAAATAGAAAAAGACGCAGCAACCCAAGCCGCTGAAGAAAAAATTAAACTTCAGGACGAACAATGGTTAGCGTTACAAAACCTAAAAAATTCACAACAACAACAAGACCTTTTAGACTTACAATTAGCTTACGATAAAGAATATGAATTAGCGGGTACAAATGCGGAATTACAAAAGGCGTTAACGGATAAATTTAACAAAGATTCCGCAGCAATAAATAAAAAATACCGTACTGAAGAAGAAGAAAAACAAAAAGAAAAAGACAAAAAGGAAAAAGAACGCATTAAGCAATTAAACGAATATAGAGTAAAATCAGTTGAAGATTCTTTACAAATTGTTTCAAACCTTGCTGAATTATTTGCTGGTAAAAGTGTTAAACAACAAAAGAAAGCGTTTCAAATACAAAAAGCGGTTAACATAGCAACGGCAGTAGTAGACACTTACAAAGCTGCAAACACGGCTTTAGCAAGTTCACCACCCCCGTTTAATTATATTGCAATGGCTGCTGCTATTACGGCTGGTTTAGTCAACGTTAAAAAGATTGCTTCACAACAATTTAATTCAAGTAGTTCAAGCGGTGGAGCTGGTGGTTCAAACGCACCAACTGCTGCACCTATGACTGCTAATTTCAGTACGATAGGATCAAGTGGCATTAATCAATTAGCACAATTACAACAAACGCCGACACAAGCCTACGTAGTAAGTGGCGAGGTAACAAGCGCACAAGCATTAGATAGGAATAGAGTACAAAACGCAACCTTATAAGTTAATTAGTTATGGCAAAAGTTGAAATAATAGAATTACTGATAGACGAAACAAAAGAGGAAATGGGTATTAATGCCGTTTCTGTTGTTGAAAGTCCAGCGATTGAAGAAAATTTTATAGCGTTAAAAAAGCACGAAGTTGAACTAAAAGAGGTTGACGCTGAAAAACGTATTTTGATGGGTGCGGCTTTAGTGCCTAATAAACAAATTTACCGTAGAAACAAGGACAAAGAATTTTACATTTACTTTAGTGAGGATACGGTACGCAAAGCAAGTGAATTGTTTTTAATGCGCTCAAATCAAAACAACGCTACGTTAGAACACGAACGTAAAATGCTTGACGGAATGAGTGTAGTTGAAAGCTGGATAATTGAAGATGAAAAGACGGATAAAAGCCGTTTATACAACTTTAATTTACCAAAGGGAACTTGGATGATTTCAATGAAAGTAAATAACGATGATGTTTGGCAAAAGGTAAAAGACGGCGAAGTAAAAGGATTTAGTATTGAAGGTCACTTCGTAGACAAATACGAAATGAGTTTACAACAAAACGAAGAAGATGAAATAATAGCATTCTTAAAAGAAATACTCGATACTAAATTAGAAACGTATAACGACTACCCGAAAGAAGCAAGCGAAAACGCAAAGATAGCATTACGCTACGCTGAAGAAAACGGATGGGGTGACTGCGGTACGCCCGTAGGAAAAGCCCGTGCCAACCAACTTGCAAACGGAGAAAATATAAGTAGGGAAACAATTTCACGCATGGCTTCATTTGCACGTCACAAAGAAAATTCACAAAAGGAATTAGGGGACGGATGCGGTCGTTTAATGTGGCTTTGTTGGGGTGGTGACGCTGGTATTGAGTGGGCGCAAAGAAAGTTAGAACAAATAGATAATAAATAAATGAGAACAGCAAGTAAAGTTAGCCCCCGTGGTGGTAAACGTGGATGCCTATGTAAAGACGGAAAATACCACAAAGATTGTTGTGACGGTAGTTTAGAAGCGCAAGGAATAGGCAAAACAGCCAGCGTAACGCCACAAAACGTAACGGTAACAGATAACAACGGGGTACGCACGATAGTACGGCAAAACGGCTAAAAAAGGAACAAGTAAAAATTTTAAAAGTTAATAAGTTATGAATACAAAAAAAGTAATTTACGAAAAATTGTTTAAAGCTGACAACGTAGAGTTAGCAAAACACGAAGTTGAATTAAGTTTAATTGAAGATTTTACAAGTGCTAAATCTACGGCTACTTCTTTAATAAATGAAATTTTACAAAAAGATTACCCTAACCTTGTAAAAAACACAAGTGATGTGAAAGATAAAATGAGAAAAGCAATAAACTTAGTTACTCAATTATCAAACATGAATAGTGGGCTTGATATTAAATTCAAGGAATTAGGCTTAGATTGGAGAAAAGATGCAAATTATAAAGGTTTTAACGAACTTTTAAAAAATGAAAAAACAGTATTTGATATTTTAAACAAATTAAAATAAAATAAAAATGAAAAATAGCCTAATCAATCAAATCAAAACTTTACTTGGAATGGAAGTAAAACTTGAACAAATGAAACTAATGGATGGCGTAACGGTTCTTGAAGCTGATATGTTTGAAGCTGGTAACGAAATTTTCGTAGTAACGGAAGACGAACAAAAAATACCCGTGCCAGTAGGAGAATACGAAATGGAAGACGGTCGTATGTTAATCGTTGTTGAAGAAGGAATTATTTCCGAAGTAAAAGAAAAAGAAGAGGAAGAGGAAGTAGAAGTTGAAGAACCTATCGAAGAAGAAGCGAAAAAAGAACAAGAAATGGAAACAGCTAAAAGCGCTCCGAAAAAAGTAGTTGAAAGCGTAATTAAAGAAAGTTTCTTTTCTGAAATTGAAGCGTTGAAAAAAGAGAACGAAACTTTAAAAGCTGAACTTTCTAAATTGAACGAGGTTAAAGAAGTTGAACTATCAAAAGACGAAGAGGTTAAACCAATTTCTTTTAACCCTGAAAACGAAAACAAAGTTGAGTCTATAAAATTTGCGTCTAAAAGACCACGTACTATAATGGATTCAGTTTTAAACAAACTAAATAAGTAATAATTTAAAAAACAATAAAAAATGAGTACAACATTTACAAGTATCTCAAATGATCCTTTACGTCAAGTAGGTGTAATTGAAACATTGACGGGTGCAACAACTTTAACTGCTGAAGATAGCGGTAAAGTATTTATCTTAAACGCTGCTGCTGGAGCGCAAATTACACTTCCAGGGGTTGCCGATGGAGCTGGACAGTCTTACAAATTTGTAGTAGGTGCATTATTTGCAACAACTGCTTGGACTATTAAAGCGGCTACAAGCAAAATTCAAGGCGGTGTTATCGTAAACAGTACTAACGTTCCTGCTGCTGATGAAAACACAATTACGTTTTCGGCTTCTGCTGATACAATCGGAGATTTCGTGGAATTAGTAGGTGATGGAACAAACTGGTATGTTTTCGGACTTGGTACTTCTGCTGGTGCAATTACTTTAACCGTAGTATAAATAAAATAAAAAACTAAATAAAATGGAAAAAATTAATCTATCAACTACTCAAAGCATTACTACTACGTATGCTGGTGAGTTCGCTGGAAAATATATCGCTGCGGCTTTGTTAAGCGCTCCAACTTTGGAGAAAGGCGGTATTACTATCATGCCTAACGTTAAGTACAAACAAGTAATTAAAAGAGTTGCAACTGATGATATTATCAAAAACGCAACTTGTGATTTCGACCCTACTTCAACTGTAACTTTAACTGAAAAAATTCTTCAACCTGAATCTTTTCAAGTTAACCTACAATTGTGTAAAAGTGATTTCAGACAAGATTGGGATGCTATTCAAATGGGATATTCTGCATTCGATGTTTTGCCTAAATCATTCGCTGATTTCTTAATAGCACACGCTGCTGAAAAAGTTGCTTCTGGAATGGAAACTTCTATTTGGAGAGGTGTTAACGCAACTGCTGGACAATTCGCTGGTTTAATGACACAATTAACTACTGATGCTGCTTTACCAGCTGCTCAAGAAATTGCTGGTACTACTGTTGACGCTACTAACGTTGTTGCTCAATTAGGTTCTATCGTTGACGCTTTGCCAGCTGCTTTGTACGGTAAAGAAGATTTAACTTTGTATGTTTCTAATAACATTTATAGAGCGTATGTACGTGCTTTAGGTGGCTTCGCTGCTTCAGGAGTAGGAGCTAACGGTTACGACAACAAAGGAAATAACCAAGTATTGAACGACTTGTATTTCGACGGTGTTAAAATATTCTTAGCTAACGGACTTGCTGCCAATACTGCTTTACTTTCTCAAACTTCAAACTTATACTTTGCGACTGGTTTAATGAATGACATGAACGAAGTTAAAGTTATTGATATGGGTGACATCGACGGTTCTCAAAATGTACGTGTAGTAATGAGATTTACTGCTGATGCAAAATACGGTTTTGCTTCTGATTTGGTTACTTACGGTATTACAAACTCTGCTAACTAATATAAACTAACTTAAAACGAGGGGAGGTAAAATGCCTTCCCTTTTTTGTTTAACATTAAAAATATAATAAAATGAGCTGTGATATAACAAATGGTAGAATAGAACAATGTAAAGATTCCGTTTCGGGATTGAAGGCTATTTACTTTATTAACTACGATGACTTAAACCCCGATAGCGTTACTTACGTTGGTTCAACGGATGAGATTAGCGACTGGACTCCAATTGCTGCTGGTGCTTTACAATTGTATAAATACGAATTAAAAGGTGCTAATAGTTTTGAAACTACAATTAATTCAAGCCGCGATAACGGTACTACGTTTTTTCAACAAACACTTACTATTCAATTAAAAAGACAAGACGTTACAACGCATAAAAACGTTAAACTTTTGGCTTATGGTAGACCAAGAATTGTTGTAAGAACAATGACTGACCAATTCTTTTTGATGGGTCTTACACAAGGAGCTGATGTTACTGCGGGAACTGTGTCGAGTGGTAGTGCCTTGGGTGACTTCAATGGTTATAATTTGACTTTTGAAGCTATGGAAGTTTCACCAGCTAATTTCCTTGATGTTTCAACTGAAGCACAATTGAAAACTTTGTTTGAAGATGGCGCTGGAGTAGATGCACAAATAGTTACTTCATAATTTTCTTTATATACTTGCATACAATTAACCCTTACTTCGGTAGGGGTTTTTTCGTTAGGAACAATTCTCACTTAAATAAGTTTATAATATATGATTATACTAACTACTTCAACAAGTGAACAAACGTTCGTGTTTATACCACGTTCACACACGTTTGATTATGTAGGTATAACAGACGACCAAACAAACGAAACAGTAGAAATAGAAACTTACACACATACCGCTGGAGATTATTACGACACTTTAGAAGCTGAATTTAATTTAGTAGAAAATCATTATTACGATTTAGTAATAAAAGACGGAACTACGGTTGTTTATAAGGATAGAATATTTTGTACGAATCAGTCTATTGTTCAATTTTCAGTAAATAATGGACAATACGTTTCAAACAGTACAGCAAACACATTTATAGTTTATGAATAATATTCACGTTTTAGAATTAAGCGCATATACAACGCCAGTAATTCAAGAATCTAAAAAAGACGCTTGGGTGGAATTTGGCGAAGACAATAATTACTTTCAGTTTATTATTGATAGGTACGTTAATTCAACAACAAACAGTTCGGTAATAAACAACGTTAATAGATTAATTTACGGTCGTGGATTAAGTGCGTTAGATGCAAGTAAAAAGCCAAATGAGTACGCTCAAATGATGGCTTTATTTCATGCTGATTGTATTCGTAAAATAGTACTGGATAGAAAAATGTTTGGTCAATTTGCAATGCAAATACATTATTCACAAGACCACAAAAGAATTTTAAAAGCATATCATATACCCGTGAATTTATTACGTGCAGAAAAGTGCAATAAAGACGGTGAAATAGAAGGTTATTATTATTCGGATAATTGGTTGGACGTTAAGAAATACGCACCTAAAAGAATACCAGCTTTCGGATATTCAAACGAACAAATAGAAATACTTTATTCAAAGCCGTATGCGGTAGGAATGAAATACTACGCTTTACCTGATTACCAAGGTGGTTTACCTTATGCAAAGTTAGAAGAAGAAATTGCTGATTACCTAATTAACGAAGTTCAAAAAGGCTTCGCTGGACGGGTTGTAATTAACTTTAATAACGGGGTACCAACTGAAGAACAACAACAAATTATTACTGGAAAAGTAAAAAGCCAATTAACGGGACCACGTGGTGAAAAGGTAATTATAGGATTTAATAATAACCAAGAAAGCAAAACAACGGTTGACACAATGCCCGTTAACGATGCTCCAGACTTGTATAATTCATTAAGTGAAGAATGCGTTAAAAAGATTATGTTAGCGCATAACGTTACAAGTCCGCTTCTTTTCGGTTTAGGTTCGGCTAATGGTTTTAGTTCAAACGCTGATGAATTAAAGAACGCTTCTATTTTGTTTGACAATATGGTTATTAAACCTATTCAAGACCAAATAATAGATGCCTTTGATAAAATTTTAGCCTTTAACAGTGTTTCTTTGAAGTTATTCTTTAAAACGTTACAACCTTTGGAGTTCGTAGATTTAGAAAACGCACAAAACGAAGAGCAAGTTGCTGAAGAAACAGGAACGGAGCTAAGCAAAGATTTTAAGATAGCTGAAGCATTAATTAATTTAGGCGAAGACGAACCCGAAAACTCGATTCTAATAGACGAATTTCCAGTTAACTATGATTCGGACGACAAAGAGAATGAAACGCTTTCTAAAGACCTTAAAAAGTCCTTTTTAAGCAAAATAGTAAACTTAGTTTCAACTGGCGACAATAGACCTAATATTTCAAGTAAGCAAGACGAAGTAATAGACGGTATTAAATTCCTAACTCGGTACGTTTACGCTGGTGAAACAACTAAAGATAGTCGTGAATTTTGCCGTCAAATGATAGCGGCTAATAAGATTTACCGTAAAGAAGACATTATTAAGATGGGTTCACAAGTAGTAAATGCTGGTTGGGGTGCAAAAGGTGCGGATACGTATTCTATTTGGTTTTACAAAGGCGGTGGTAATTGTCACCATAGGTGGAATAAAAGAGTGTACGCTACATTTAGTGGTAAAGCAATAGACGTAGATAGCAAAGAATTGAAACAAGTAGCGGTACGTAAAGCTGAAAAACTTGGATATGTAGTAAAGAATTCGGAGTTAGTAAGTAAGCGCCCTGTTGATATGCCTAATTATGGTTTTTTACCAAGCAATCCGCAACCTAAACGAGAAATAACACGATAATGGCAGAAGCACTTTTAATTACAAGAAACGACGTTGTTAAGTTCACTGCAATGAACGGTAACGTAGACACGGACAATTTTATTCAGTACGTCAAAATAGCACAAGACATTCACATTCAAAATTACTTAGGTACTGATTTACTTGAAAAATTAAAGTCCGAAATTATTTTAGCGGCTTCAGGAATACCAACTGCAATTACAATAAGCAACCAAGGAACTGGATATACTACGGGAACTGCTATAAATACAACAAGCACAACGGGAACGGGTTTAAAATTAAATATTACGGCGGCTGGTGGTTTAATTACTGCGGCTACAATTAACACGGCTGGCACGGGTTACACGGTAGGAAATACGGCAACAGTGACGGGCGGTACAAATGGAGCGGTTACAATAAGTTCAATTTACACAATACCAACTGATTACAATAATCTTTTAGTTAACTATGTAAAACAAATGCTTATACACTGGGCAATGGTTGAATATTTACCTTTTGCAGCTTATACAATAGCGAATAAAGGCGTATATAAACATAATTCAGAAAACGCTACTAATGTAGAAAAAGTAGAAATAGACTTCTTAATAGAAAAAGAGCGTTCAATTGCACAGCATTATACTGAAAGGTTTATTGATTATATATCATTTAACAACGATTTATTTCCTGAATACAATTCTAACTCAAACGGGGATATGTACCCCGATACAAACAATAATTACACTGGCTGGTATTTATGAAGAACTACAAACCAAAAGACGAAAACATAAAGAAATTATTAACGTATTTAAGTAAGCAAAATGGCAAACGTAAAGATAAGTCAATTAACAGCGAAAGGAAGTAATTTAGAAACTTCGGATCGTTTAGCAATTGCACAAGACACGGGTGGCGGTACGTTCGCAAGTAAGTATGTTTTAGGTTCTCAAATACACAACTGGGACACAAACAAAAAAACGGGTAATTATACTTTGGTTTTAACGGACGCACATCATTATGTAGAAATGGAGGTAGGTTCGGCAAATACGTTAACCGTACCTTTAAATTCAAGTGTAGCGTTTCCAATAGGAACTGAAATTAAAGTAACACAATTAGGAACTGGACAAACAACTATCCAAGCTTCTTTAGGTGTTACGATACTTTCACAAGGAGGTAAAAATAAAACAGTAGGACAATATTCCGTTTGTACGTTAATAAAGAGGTTAACTAACGAATGGTATTTATACGGTGATTTAACAGTTTAAGACATGGCAAATGCAAACGGATGGGGCGACGGTGCTTCAAATAATAATATAGGATGGGGACAAGGTGCTGATAATGCTATCGGTTGGGGAGATATTCACGCTGATAGTTGGGCGGGTTTAACGGATATTGTAGGTATTACAACGCCACCCGTTGACCCCGATGCCCAATCATTCATCACAGCGGCTGCAATAACAGACCCTACTCAACAAAGTGCTATCAATACTTTGGTAGTTGATTTGAAAGGGTATTCTATTTGGAGCAAAATGAAGGCTTTGTATCCTTTTGTTGGTGGAACGGCTTCACAGCATAAATTCAATCTTAAAGACCCAAGAGATTTAGATGCAGCGTTTAGATTAATTTTTAATGGCGGGTGGACCCATTCAGCTAATGGCGCACAGCCTAATGGAACAAATGGCTTTGCAAATACTTATTTCGCTCCAAATACAGGAACTTTAAATAGTAACTCAATAGGTTATTATATAAGAACAGTAAATTCTTCAGGAGCAACAGACCCTGTTAATATGGGTGGTTTTGATAGTTCTTCATCAGCTTCGTCTTTATTAAATAGTGCTTCATCAGTTTCAGGTAGATTAAATGGTAACTTAATTAGTGGTTCAATAACAGGTGGTACAGGTTTATTTTCAATAAGTAAAACATCATCAACTGTAACTAATGTATATAAAAATGGTACTTCAGTTGGTAACGGTAACTCAGGCGGTACTTTAGCAAGTAGCGTGATATATTTAGGAACGTTAAATCTTTCAGGAGTAACTTATGGTTCAGGTTATGTAAATAGTCAATTTGCTTTGGTCTATATTTCAGATGGTTTATCAGGAGTTGAAATGGCTAATTTCTATACAGCTGTACAAGCATTTCAAACAACTTTATCACGTAATGTTTAATATATGAAACTAACAGATTTAACAACAGAACAAAAGTTGACCTATGTAGGTTTACTAACAGAGCTACAAAAGAATGAGATAGTAGGTCAATTATATGCACCTGAT